AGACAACGCATCACCGCTTCGTTAAAGCCGAACCTATTAAGAACCCCACGAGATTTGTTACATTTTCACCGACAGAATAATGCCAAGTATGTTCTGTTGAATTTTTTATACCGAACATTCTGTCTATAAAATTTTCATATTTGGGTTTACCCCCGTACACCTTACGCATCCACAAGGGTCCTTCGTCCTTACCCTTATAATGTGCAAGACATCCACCGTGAGCGCGTATGATATCTGGTCTCTGTGAAAGCCAATATTCAAAGATTTCCCATAAAACACCTAAAAACATCCAAAGTTTCAACTGCTTGGGGTACAAGAAACCAACGAGTATGGATAGCATGAGATGACCGTACTGAAATCCATAAAACTCTGTGCGATAACATATTCTATTCGGTTTCTCACAGGAACATACTTTTCCATAATAGAAAAACCAAATTAAAAATAACACGGACACACCTAACATTTATAATACTCATAGATGTTTTCTGCATACCGCCTTGTACATGTCGTCGCCCCCCACGAGTTCCAACTTAGTGCTCTTGACGATTCTCTTCGTGAAGGGTCCCTGGGTACCATCGAGGCAGTCCATGCACATGGCCGTCAGCTTGGTGACTTCATCGGCCAGGGGCACGCAGTCCAACAGGTTACCAAACTTTCTCTGTTTGTAGTCCCCATCCAGTCCCGCCAGGAGTACGATTCTTCCCGCCTCCAGCTCTTTCTCCACGAAGGGTTTGAGACCCGTGAAAAACTGAGCTTCGTCTAGGGCCACCACGTCGCACCCGGTGGTGTCCACCTCACCGAGGTCGTTGGTCTTGATGCACCGGAAAGTGACGTTATCGTGGGTCCGAAGCACCTCCTCGGTGGACCGGATGTCCTTCTGTGAATTGATCACCACCACATGTTTTCCTATGATCTTGTACCTCTTCAGACGACGAATCATCTCCGTCGTCTTTCCCGAAAACATATTACCCATGATGATACGAAGACTCATTTTGGTAACTATACCTTTTTCATTTTAAGCGTCTATTTATTTTAAAATATAGTCGATTGTTTTACTGTACGTGAATATTCTCACTTAAACAGCTGAGTACTATTAGATTTAGATGACTAAACCGGTTATTAAATGGGTCGGTGGGAAAACACAGATTATCGACGATGTTTTAAAACTTTTCCCCGAACAAATTGAAAATTACCACGAACCGTTCGTAGGTGGGGGTAGTGTTTTATTTGCATGTCTATCGAAGGGTCATAAAATTTCTGGTAAAATGTATGCGAGTGATATAAATCCAAATCTTATCGGTTTATATAAGAATATCCAACTTCAACCAGATAATTTTATAACTGAAATGCATAAAATTATAACTGAATACAATGAATGTGTGGGTGATGAGGTGAATAGAAAACCTCTATCCATTGAAGAAGCGAAGACGTCGAGAGAATCTTATTATTACTGGTCGAGGTCACAATTTAATGCCATACCCAAAGAACAACGAATGTCAATGAGAGCTTCTTGTTTATTTTTGTTTTTGAATAAAACATGTTTCAGGGGAGTGTATAGAGAGGGACCAAATGGATTCAACGTACCATACGGTAATTATAAAAACCCATGTATCATAGATGATGCGCATATCCGTGAAGTTTCTAAACTCATAAAAAATGTTATATTTACCGTGGAACATTATGAAACATCCATAGCGAGGGTGAAAGATGGGGATTTTATTTATTTAGATCCACCATACGCCCCCGTTAACAACACGTCATTTGTTAAATATAATGCTGGAGGTTTCGAACTTGGCGATCATAAAAATCTATTTAAATGTTGTTCCGAATTAAAATGTAATATGCTCATGAGCAATGCTAATGTCGAATTGGTGAGGGATGCATTTCCAGATTCAGATTTCAACACTAAAATTATTTCGTGTAAGAGAGCTATTCATTCGAAGAATCCAAACTCGAAGGCAGAAGAAGTTTTAATAACTCGCACATCCCAATAAACTCTATTTGATTCTCTTTACAAAAATTGATGTATTTTTGTTTTTGGGGTGTTTGCATAGACCCCGGTAAGAGACCCAGCTTTTTCGATTGTACTTCAGCCCCTGCGACGCATATGATTTGTAATTTTTTCCCAGTTATACCCGGGATATCAGCGTATTTGAAAGCTACTGCTGGAATCTTTTCCGCCGCTGTACCACCAGTGAGGTACGTCTGGGTCTTCATTTCAATCATATGCGTATCAGTTTCGATATCCAATTGAAACTTTTCGATGCGTTTAGGAATCTTGAAATTCTTGTAAAGAAGAATGCACGCTTCTTTTCCTATCATTTCACCCAATTGCCCTGACCACTGTTGAACAGGTTTGCCGAGAACCTTCCGCCCCCACGCGTCTTCCTCCTCCTTTGTACGGGCGGGGAGGAAAGATAAATCCCCACATATCCATTTCACGACATCAGGGTTTCTCAGGATAGATATTCTTGGGTCAGAGACGGTATCTACGAATGCAGAGATTTCGGAAGTCATACACGTCAGTTACATAAACATCTCACTTAGGTTAATTTTATATTTTAAGAGTCTCGACATACACGGGTCTCTCTGTTTTTATTATACATAGACCCAAGCGAATGATGTTTCTGACAAACTTGGACCGCACGAATATCACTGAGAAATCTATCTTTTCCCTAGATTCGTGACGATGTTTGTCCAACACCCCCTTGAGGGACAGTACCTTTCTCACGGAGATGTTCGAACACTGACTCGCGTCTATCATCAACTTTACCCTTTCATTCCTCTTCCAAAGTTGTGTAAAAAATGAATCTAAGTGATTCGGAGTTGTATCATTTGTCACGGAAAAACTCTCAATCATATTAAGATGTATGAATATATTTCTGTTGATGGAACGTACATCAAGGTTGGTGAGAACGCCAAGGAGAATACACATCTCACCAGTGCTGCATACCCCGAGGATTTGTGGATACACGTGGCTGATGTTCCTGGTTCTCACGTACTCGTCTACAGTTCCCAACATATTTCACCAGAGACCATGAAGGATGCTACGACCCTGGCCGTCCATCACAGTAAAGCGAAAACTCTAAAAAAGGCTGATGTCCATGTCATAAAAGCTGGATCTGTCAAATTGGGTAAAAGCATGGGTGAAGCGAAACTCATGGATACACCCCTGACCACAACGGTTTTCATCAACAAAGAAAATCATCGAATAGAAAGATTGTTAAAAACGAGAGTCAACATTCCAATATGAACCACCAAGATTGGAATCCCGTGGTACTTCGCAAACGCCCGACCCCCATCGTCAAAGTTTCACCCGAAGTGTCCCGTGAAGTGAAGATCGAACGTGAAGAGATTGGGACCCACGAGAAGGTGTCAGTGTCTTTGGCCAAGACCATTCAACAGGCTAGGATTGCCAAAGGGTACAAGACACAAAAGGAACTGGCCAACGCTATGGGTGTCAAGGTGGACATCATCAATGGATATGAATCAGGTAAGATCATTCCCGACAATAACGTGATGCAGAAACTTCGAAAAGTTTTGGGAGTGCGTTTAAAGAATACATGAGGATTAAAGATATGAAATTGTTGGGAATAGATATTGGATATTATAACATAGGTTTGGTTTTAGCTCAATGTAATAAAGAGAAGGTGAATGTTCTTTATGTTCAAAAGGTTGATCTCACCCAATATAAATCCCGTGAGGCACCCGAACTATCAGACATGATTCATGGGTTCGTCACGGACTACGCGGATACATTCTGTCAAGCGGATCAAGTACTCATAGAGCGTCAACCACCCGGTGGTCTCACGAGTGTGGAGGTACTCTTGCACTACATCTTCAGGCACAAAGCCATATTAATCAGCCCCGTGTCCATGCACGCGCACTTCAATATGGGTCATATGGATTATGAACAGAGGAAGGAACGAACGGAATTGATCGCTTCCAAATACATAAAGGACTCATCGTACTACGATCGGTTGGAGCGAAAGCACGACATAGCCGACGCCCTTTGCATGATTCTTTATCAGAACTTCAAGAATGGTACATCCTTCAAAAAGCAAAGTGTGCAATCACTTTTCGAAGAATTTTCTTATGTTAAATAAATGCCCCTCACGGATGCACAGATTA